GCCGCCGAAGCCCGCAGCTGTGGGACTTCGCGGTGGCAGAGACTTCTCCCCCCTACTGGGGCGACCTGATCGCCTACACCGTAGGATCGGCCTCCTTCCTAGCTGCTCGTGAGGCTCAGGCCGCTCGGCAGCACATGAACGCCACGATGTGTGATTTCGTTGGCCTGCGCGCCTTCTTTGAGCACAAGCCCACGGCGCTAAGCAGTACCACGCCGGGCGGCAGTGGCTTCCCGGTTGCGCTGGCGTCGGGTGCACCGGCCCGGGTTGTTACACAACTCTTGCGCCAGTCAATCATGCAATCGTTGATGGAGGGCGCGAATCCCGTCGTGCCGATTGACCTGTTCCTGACGGTGAACGATGAGAAGTCACAGGGCACAAACATTGACTCATACCGGTTCTGGGGCAGTCGGGCGAACTTCAAAGACTGCTTCGATTTCATCAAGGCGAATGCCGCGCTGATTGATGGGTACAACAAGCTCGCGTCGGTTTTCGTCGCGGTGCATACGGACTCGTGGCCCTTCTATTCGGGCGGCCAAGGCCCGCGCTTCTACGCGCTGATGGCCCGCCTGGCTGAACTCTGGCGCAACGATGTGGACTACCACTTTCTTTGCGTCGGCTCGGCCAATGGCTTGCTGCCGACCGACCCAAGCCGCGTGGTCGAGCTGGGCGCACCGCTCGTCATCCGCCTGCAAGACGACATCGAGTATTACGCGCACCTGGGCCGCCTGGCTGGCCCGAAGTGCAGGGGCTGGTCAACCAAGGCCGCAGCCGAAGCAATGGGCCACGCTCCCGTGCGCAGCACCAATCCCAATGTTCGGGCGACCTGCCGATACAACTCGACGACCGGAGGCATTGCAGTACACCTACATAACTACGGCGTGAACAGCGACGGCACACCCGCGCCGCAGACCACGACGCTTATCTACAACTGGGGCCGCCCCAGTACGGCATCCGTCGTGCGCCTGGGCGAAGCGGCTACGTCGGTGAGCTTCACGAACGGCACGGCTCAAGTCTCGCTTACCGAGTACGCCATTGTGAGCTTCACGGCTCCCTGATTCCCATACCTTGCCGGTGCCACTTGGAAGCCCGCCTAGCGCGGGCTTTTTTACGCGTGCACGAAAACCATCCCCCCGCTCGCCAAGCACCCCAAGACTGCGCCCCAAGTCGAACCCATAGCGGCCTGAGCGATATCAGGCGGGACGACCGATTCATTCGTGTTTCCGACGACACAGGAGCTTAGGAATGGCAGGCGAAAAGCGCGATCTCGAGTACTTCATGGCGAACCCCCACGAGCTGCCTGGCAGCTTGGGCGATCTGGAAGCGGCCGTCATGGGCATGCAACCGGAAGGCGAGGGCGACCCGGAAGAGACCGTCGAAACCACAGGCGAAGAAGGTGCGGCGTCCGGCACCACGGCGGAAGAGAAAGCGGCTGCGACGACGAAGCCAGCTGAGCAGCAGCAGGAACAGACGAAGGTTGACGAGCCCGCGCCCGTCGTGAAGTCCAAGGACGGGAAACACGAGATCCCGTACACGGTCCTCCAGACGGAACGCGAGCAGCGCAAGGCCGCCGAGACGGCGCTGCAGCAGATGCAGCAGACCGTGGCTGAGCTGAAGGCACGTGTCGAAGGGGGTCAGGGCTCAACGCCTGCCGCCACCGATGCCGTGCCGACCGACGAGGACATCGATGCGATCTCCGGCGACTTCCCCGCAGTGGGAAAGATGCTGAAGTCGCTCGCGGCCCAGGTCGGCAAGCTCAACCAGGAACTGGCGACCGTGCGCGAGAGAGAAGGCAACCGCAGCACCCGCGAGGCCAACACGGCTTCGATGACGGTGCAGGAGGCCATCGACGCCAACCCGACCCTGAGCTACCTGCAGACGCAATACCCGGAAGGGTTCGCGCGCGCTGTTCAGTTCGACAACGTCATCAAGGCCGATCCGCGCAATCGCGGCCTGTCCCTGGACGAACGCTTCAGCAAGGTCGTGCAGGCCATGGAAGCGGCATTCGGACCGACTGAGCTGCCCGCTGAGTACCAGCGCGCCGCCCAGACGCCGGCAGCCGCCACGCCCGCACCCGCCGCGAAGCCCGCCCAGGCAGCAGGCAAAGGAAACGTGGCCCCCAAGCCGGCCGCTGCACCCGCACCGCGCCCCGAGATCGCATCGCTGTCGGACATCCCCGGTGGCGTGCCTCCCGAGGCCGACGAAGTGACGCAACTCGGGCTCCTGTCCGCTCAAGACCTTGGCAACAAGTTCATGAGCATGGACCCGAACAAGGTGCTGCAGATCCTGGCGAAGGCGGCCTGACTGATCGGTTGATCTTCAGGAGAATTTCATGTCTCAGACCCAAGTCTTGAAGGGCGATGCACTCGCCCGGAAGCTCTACAGCGTTGCGCTGTTCGCTCAAACCCAGCGCATGCCCGGCTTCGGCCGCCAGCTCACCGGCCCCTCTGCCGACGCCGGCCAGGCGATCAGCAAGATCAAGGGCCAGTCCGTGCCCGACATGCCCATCGTGCGCGTCACCGACCTGTCCAAGACGGCCGGCGACACCGTGTCGGTGGACCTGTTCGGCGTCATCGGCGGTGCCCCGATCACCGGCGACCAGATCGCCGAAGGCCGCGGCGAGAAGCTGACCTCCTCAAGCATGGACATCAGCATCAACCTGATGACCAAGGCCGTGGATGCCGGCGGCAAGATGAGCCAGCAGCGCACGGTGCAGGACTTGCGCACCATCGCGATGGCCCAGCTGACGAACTACTTCGCCCGGCTGGACGACCAGACCTCCCTGGTGCACATGGCCGGCGCGCGCGGCTTCCAGTCGCAAAACGACTGGGTGGTCCCGCTCGCGTCGGATGCGCAGTTTGGCGACGTGATGGTCAACACCGTCCAGGCGCCGACCTACAACCGGCACTTCGTGGCCAGCGGCACCAGCATCGTCAAGGGCGGCCAGCAGCTCGGCAGCATCGCGACGACCGACATCCTGAAGCTGGAGCACATCGACGCGCTGCGCACCTACATCGACGAGCTGGAGTACCCGCTCCAGCCGGTGCGCATCGCCGATGACCCGGCCGCCGCCGACGATCCGATGTGGGTGATATACGTCACGCCGCGCCAGTACAGCTCGCTGATCACGGCCTCGGGCTCGACCGCACTGCGCACCTTCCAGCAGAACGCCTGGAATCGCGCCAGCTACGGCAGCAAGCACCCGCTGTTCCGCGGCGAGGTGGGCATGTGGAACGGCATCCTGGTGCGCAAGCTCAACCGGGCCATCCGTTTCACCACGGGCACGTCGGCCAACATCATCACGTCGGCCAACGCCGCGACGGCCACTGAGTCCTCGCAGGCCATCGCTGGCGCGATCACGTCGAGCTTCGCAGTGGACCGCGCCATCCTGCTGGGCGCCCAGGCCCTGGGCAACGTCTACGGGAAGAACAAGTCCTCGGACTACTACTTCTCGTGGCTGGAGCGCCTCTACAACTTCGAGCGAAACATGGAAGTCGCGGGCGACTGCATGGGGGGCAAAGCGAAGTTGCGCTTCGCCTACGACGAGTCCGGCGTGAAGGTGCCGACCGACCACGGCGTGATCGTTTTGGACACTTGCGTCCCGCTGACCTGATGAGTTAGGGCCGGCTCACCCCGGCCCCACCTCCCAACTCCCTAGGAGAACGAAACATGGCTACCTACAACGCCGCCGACCTTCTGACGAAGGCCGTTCCCGGTATCGACCAGGGCATCGTCCTGAGCGGCACCATTTCCCCCGGCACCGCCACGGCTACCGGTGACCTTCTGCGCCCGCTGAAGATCCCCGCAGGCGTGAAGGTGACGGCCCTGCTGATCAACGTCCGCACCGCCTTCGGTGCCACCGCGCCGGCTTCGCTGGGCTTCTCGCACACGGACGGCTCGGCAGTGCCCACGTCGGTCGTTGCTGCGGCCGCCCAGGGCATCACCGCTGCCACCGACACCAGCCTGGCCACGACCGGCACGAAGCTGGTCATGCCCCAGGGTGGCGCCTTCGTGACCCTGAAGGAGTGCTATCTCGAAGCGCTCTTCGGGACCATCGCGACCGGCGCTGCTGGCGTGGCGGACTTTTCGCTGCTCGGCGAGTTCGTCGGCAGCAAGTAAGCCAGCCCAGCCCTGGCCCTGAAGGGGCGCCGGCACCGCGCCTGGCGCCCCTTTTTCATGGAGACCCCAATGAATGCACCTCAGCCCCGAATCCCGGTCCGCTACGTCGGGCTGGAGAAGCACTGGCGGGACCACCTCTACGGCTCGAACGTGGGATTCACCCGAGGCAAGGTCAGCCCGGTGCCGGCCTGGGCCGCGTCGCAGCTGCTCAAACACCCCGAGTTTGAGGACGGGCGCCCAGCCAAGGAGCGCGGCCCGATCCTGGCGCCGCGCCCGCGCAACCCCGAAGAAGACAAGGAGCTGGATGAGATCGACTCGCACATCCGCCTGGACACGATGACCAAGGACCAGATGGCTGCCTATGCCCGGCGTGCCTTCGGCGTCCAGATCGACACCACCGACCTGAAGGTGGACGTGGTGCAAACCGTGCGCGAACTCGCGCGCAGCCGTCGGACGCTGTGACATGGGAAACGCCGTGCCCATCGTCACCGTGCTCCTGGTCCGCGACAAAGCGCTGCTGGAGGACGCTCTCAGGCAGATCAATGGTGAGGTCGTCGATGCCTTCGACAGCCAGGACAACAGCCGCCGGTTCTACGTGAGGGTGCCTGAGCGAAAAGCCTGTGCGTACTTGGTCAGGCCATCCGGCAAGCCCGGTACAGGCAAGGCTTTCCTTCAGCCGATGCGGGCGCACCACTACGAGGGCGAGAACCGCCGCATGTACACAACCTACGTGCCGGTGTCGCCATGAGCTACACCATGCAGCAGATCGTCGACATCGCGCGTGAGCCGCTGAACGACGCCAAGAAGACGCGCTACTCCGACGCCCGCCTGCTGCGTATCGCCAACGCCGCAGTGATGCGAGCGCAGGAGCTGCGGCCCGATCTGCTGTTCGGGTCGGGCAGCTACGTCCCTGCCGCATCCCTGGCCCTGGGCGACGCCTTCCCCCTGCCGGACCAGTATGCCCAGACTCTGGCTGACTACATTGGAGGCCGGGCCGAGCTGAAGGACGACGACGCAGCCAACTCCGGCCGGGCTGGCGCGCTGATGCAGCTGTTCATGCAGGCCCTGACGACATGACGCCCTACACCCAGCTCTACGACGACTGCGCGCCAGAGCTGCCCGGCGTGCCGCCCGCGCTGCTGCTGCACCACATCAAACGGGCCTGCAACGACTTCTACGAACGCAGCCTGTTCGTGCGGCAAGACCTGACGCCGATCAACGTCGTGGCAAACACCGCGACCTATGCGCTGGCCGTGGCCGACCCGACGAACTACGACATCACCAAGGTCATGTCGGTGCTGCTGGACGGCAAGCCGCTGTGGCCAAAGACCGTCGAGGCGCTGGACGTGGACACGCCCAACTGGCGCACCGACAACGGCGTGTCGGCGAACTACACCCAGACCGCCCTCAACAGCCTGACCATCGCCTACGTGCCGGTGGCCAGCATCACGGCCGGCCTCAAGGTCAATGTCGCCGTGGTGCCGCAGTACGGTGGTGGCGGCGTCGATGACGCGGTCTACAGCAAGTGGGCCGAGGTGCTGGCTGCGGGCGCCAAGTACCGCCTCATGCAGATGCGCAAGAAGCCCTGGAGCGACGCCCAGGAGGCCGACCGCCTCCGCCGCTACTTTGACGCCGAGACTGCTGGTGCGGCTGCCGTCGCTGCCCGCGGACATGGCCGGGCGCCGCTGCGCTGCCGCGCCAGCCCCTGAGGGTTCGGCATGGCGATCAACATCAAGAATTTCCTGGGCGTGCTCCCGGCGCTGACGCCGTGGAAGCTGCCGCTGGGTGCAGCGCAGATTGCGCAGAACATCAACCCTGACTCGCGCACCATCAAGCCATGGCAGGACGCCGTGCAGGTGCTGGGCGGCTTCACCGCTGGCGCGACGACCACGATCTTTCGCTTCGGCCGCAGCCTGGTGTCCGACACCCAGTACTGGTTCCAGTGGGCGTTCGACGTGGACGTGGTCAAGGGCCCCATCGTCGCGGACTCCAGCGAACGCACCTTCTGGACGGGCGACGGTGCGCCGAAGTGGACGAACGCCACGCTGGCGTTGACCGGCGGCCCGCCGTACCCGCATGCCTATCGGGACTTGGGCGTGACGCCGCCTGTCGCCGCGCCGGTCATGAGCGTGCTGGGCACGGCTGCCTCGGGCGACTACCAGGTGGTGGGCTACGCGTACACCAACGTCACCGCCTACGGCGAGGAGTCGGCGCCGTCGGCCATCTGTGCCGGCCAGAAGGTCTACAGCGGCCAGACTGCGTCGCTGACCGGCTTCGACACGCTGCCGGCCGGCGCCACGAACTCCTGCGTCGCGCGGCGGCTGTATCGCTCGGTCACCAGCTCAACGGACACGAACCTCTACTTCGTCAAGGAATCCAACGCCGCGACCATCGTGGATGACGTGGGCAGCAACATCGGCGAGGCCATCCAGACCACGAGCTGGCTGCCACCGCCGTCCACGCTCTTCGGCCTGACCGCAATGGCCAACGGCATCCTGATCGGCTTCGACGGCTACGACGTGTGCCCGAGCGCCCAGTACGCGCCCTACGCCTGGCCGCTGAAGTGGAAGCTGTCCTGCGACTTCCCCATCGTCGGCGGCAAGGCCATCGGCAACCAGGTCGTCGTCCTCACGCGCGGCAACCCGTACATGCTCAGCGGCAAGACGCCGGACTCCCTGTCGCTGACCAAGATCGAGAGCCCTGAGGCCTGCGTGTCCAAGCGCTCCATCGTCAACATCAGCGCGCCCATGTCGTCCATGATGGGGCCGAACATGATGGTCGGCACGGTCTACTACGCCAGCCAGAACGGTCTGATCGCCATCGACTCCGGCGGCTCGGTGCGCAACGTCTTGAACGGCATCATGAACCGCTCGGACTGGCAGGCCCTGGTGCCCACGTCGATCCAGGGCTATGCCTACAACGGCAAGTACTTCGGCTTCTTCAACACCGGCTCTGTGCAGGGCGGCTTCTGCTTCGACCCGCGCGGCACCGACGGCACCTGCCTGACGCTGTTCCCGTTCTACGCGACGGGCGGCTTCATGGACCTGGTGCAAGACCATTTGCTGCTGCAGGTCGGCACGAACATCGTGCTGTGGAACTCGTCGGCCACGCCGCTGACGGCCACGTGGCGCAGTGGGGTCATTGAGACGCCCATGCAGACCTGGCACTCGGTCTGCGTGCTCGCGCGCTCCTACGCCGGCGGCGCCGTGGTCTGCAACCTCTACGGCGACGGCCTGCTGGTGTGGTCCGAAACCGTAACCGGCAACCGGCCGTTCCGCGTGCCGATGGACGACAAGTGCTTCCAGTGGGAAGTCGAGATCGTCACCACGTCCGAGGTCTACGAGATCACGCTCGCCACCAGCGCGGCCGACATGCGCGCGTCCGCAGGAGGCTGAGATGAGCGGCCTGCCCAACCTGCCGGCCGGCCTTGAACCCGGGCTGCAAAAGTTTCTGCAGAAGCTCGGCGAAAAGGTCGAGGTCGCCGACTCCGACCGTGGCTCGCCGCTCAACGCCAAGCCGACGATTCAGGACCTGGTCGACATCGGCCTGATCAAGGCCAACGCCACGCAGGCGCTCAAGGCCAACGGCAAGACCTTCAGCCTGCAGTCAGCGCGCAACTGGCTCAGCTCGGCCGTGCCCAGCTGGTTCACGTCGCTGCTCAATCCACCGGCCCCGACGGGCCTTGTCGTCGCGCCCAGCCAGGGCAACCTAGTGCTGACGTGGGACGCCAACACCAGCAGCTACTACGGCCAGACGCTGATCTACCGCGCCGCGACGAACGACCTGTCCGCAGCTCAGCAGATCGGCTCGACCACGGGCAACACCTACGTCGACAACCTCCCGCCCACGGGTGGCGCCTACTACTACTGGATCAGGACCGAGTCCAAGAGCAAGAACCTCTCGGACTTCAACGACATCCTGGGCACGACCGTCGGCAACATCGTCAGCGCGCCGTCAATCGCCGCGAGCTTCGACCTGACCGACCTGGTGCTGTCATGGCCGACGCCGACCTCGGGCCTGCTGATCAAGTACTACATCGTCCGCTACGGCACGACCTTCACGGGCGGCATTGATGTCGGCACGGCCAACACGAACACGCTGCGCCTGACGGTCAACTTCGGCGGCACGCGGCGCTTCTGGATCGCTGGCGTAGACGTGAACAACCAGCTCGGCCTGAGCGGTTACATCGACGTGACCGTGGTGGCGCCCGGCGCGCCGACGATCACTCAGAGCATCCAGAACACGTCTCTGGTGATGACCTATGCCGCGGCCCAGGGCTCGCTGCCGGTGGCGTCCTATGAGATCCGCTACGGCGCCTCCTGGGCGGCGGGCACCAGCTTGCTCACCAGCCCGTCCACGCGCTTTGAGCAGCCGGTGAACTGGACCGGGTCGCGCACCTTCTGGGTCGGCGCCTACGACACGGCCGGCAACCTGGGCACCATCTCGCAGTTCATCTTCACCCCGGTGGCGCCGACGGGCACGGTGGTGTCGCCCCAGGTGGTGGACAACTACGTGCTGCTGTACTGGACCGCGGCGACCGGCACGCTGCCCGTGGCGTCCTACCAGATCGACCGCGGCGGCGTGACCATCGGGCGCATCACAGGTCTCTTCACGACCGTCTTCGAGACGATCAGCGCCACCTACACCTACGGCGTCACGCCCATCGACAGCGCCGGCAACTTCGGCACCCGGGCGACCACCAGTGTCACGGTCGCGCAGCCGCCCGACTACCAGCTGTTCAGCAACGTCGACACCGACTTCATCGACAACGACACCGAGGTCGTGACGGCATCCATCGTGATGACGAACTGCATCGTCGACGCCGGCACTGGTGGCCTGCTGTGCAATGTGGACACCAGCGAGACCTGGTCGAGCCACTTCACGTCACGAGGCTGGACGACCATCCAGGACCAGGTGGACGCCGGCTACTCCGCATTCGCGGTGGGCAAGACGACGGGCGACTACACCGAGGCCATCGACTACGGCACCACGCTGGCAAGCTGCAAGATCACGATGACACCGACGCCGCTGTTCACGTCGGGCGTCGGCGTCGCGCTGACTGGGCAAATCGAGACCGGCGTGGATGGAATCAGCTGGCCCAACCTTTACACCGGCGTGTCGGCCTACTCGACCGCCTTCAGGTACGCGCGCTACAAGCTGACCTTCACCGCGCCGCACGACGGCACGGGCTTGGCCACCGACTCGTCGGGCCTGCTCATCATCAAGCCGCTGAACTACCGGCTCGACGTGAAGCAGAAGACCTACCAGGGCACGCAGGCCTGTCTGGCCGCGGACGTTGGCGGGACCGTGGTGGACATCACCGGCGTCTTCGTCGTGGTCAGTTCCATCGTGGTCTCGGCGAACTCGACGACCCCGCTGTACGTGGTCTACGACTTCACGTCCACGCCCAACCCGACCCAGTTCAAGGTGCTGGTCTTCAACACCTCCGGAACGCGCGTCAACGCGACCGTGAGCTACACCTTGCGAGGAGTGTGAGATGTCCGACTTTGCCGCCCTGTCTTCGACCGCAAACTACCTGACCTTGCTCGCCGCCATCAGCGGGCGCGACATCGACCTGGCCAAGGGGCTGGACCCGGCCTACACATCGGTCACGTCGCCGCCCACGAACGGCGTGCGCTACAACAGCGCGAACAAGCGCTGGGAGACCTACAACGGCAGCTCCTGGGTCGAGCTGATCACGGCCAGCAGCGACGCGTTCAACATGACGGTGACTGGCCTGCGCGGCGGCAACCTCTACGGCACGGTCACGAACAACGGCACGATCAGCGGTGGCGCCATCGACGTGACCACGCTCAAGCGCGGCGGCAGCGATGTGTGGACGGCGGCGTCGCTCACGAACCTGAACCAGCTCACCAACGGCCCAGCCTTCATCACGGCATCGGCTCTCAGCCCCTACGCGCCGCTGGCCGGCCCGGCGCTCACCGGCGTTCCGACCGCGCCCACGGCAGCCGTGGACACCAGCACCACGCAGCTGGCCACCACCCAGTACGTAGTGAACCAGGGCTACCTGAAGACGTCTGCAGCGGCAGCCGCCTATGCCCCACTCACAGGTGCTGGCACGAGCGGGACGTGGGCGATCAACATCTCCGGACTGGCGGCCACTGCGTCGGGCTCGAATGCTCTGCGACAGTCCGATGGCACAACCTGGGTAAACGCTTCGAGTGGCATCGCCGCGAGCGGAGGTCGGGGCGTTAACCTAGCGCCGAACACCTACCAGTACGGCCTGTTCTCAGAGTTCAAGAACGCATCGCTTTTCTCGGCCGCAGGAAACTATGCC